GTGGAATCCTTCTGCAAAAAAAGACCGGCCTTCTGCAATTGGAATTCATCTGGCATCTTATCTTGCTTTGCACTATTGCATCGCTTGCAAGCTGCGACCAGATTCTCAAGATCATCGCTGCCACCCTTGGCTACTGGAATGATGTGATCGACTGTGTTGGCATCCATACCGCACCAATAACATTCCCACAGATCCCTTTGAAGGATACGTAACCTAATTTTTTTCCAATGAGAGCTGTTGGACTTACGCTGTGAATGTAGCGTCATTTAATAATGCCCATTCCTGAGATGGAATCGGTAGGCATTACACATTGATTTGTAACGTTTCGTGATATATGCAATCGTACTATCAATCTGACGATAAGGATCTAAATTCCTGTAATGCTTAGATCTCATCTGTCCCAATCCATAATGTGATCCATTTACAGCTGTTGGATTCCATCTGGATTCTTTATAGATAATCCTAGAGAAACATTGATATTGCTCATAGTTAACAATCCTTGAATGAGCGTATAACTTGTAATGATCGATGCTTGAAGCTTGTGCGGGTTGCATCGTTAATGCAAGAGAGCCTACCGCTAGGCATAGGAGTGGCCTCAACCGTCTTACTCTGCTCGAGCGAACCCGCCACAGCGGCTCTCGCGAGAGCGCGAACGGTAGCATGGCTGTCAAGTGTTGCGTAAATACGCGTGTCGCTGAGCGTGAAAATGACAATTTGTTGCGTAATTCATGCCCTGTGGATAACTTCTGTGGATAACTTTTCAATCTTTTCCCCATCCTTTACCTTTGAAATGAATTGGGTTTGCTGTCCAAATTCGAGACATTGGAATCGTGCAACCATCGCAATATGGCGCTCGATCTAGCTTGTCGGTCATTGACCGTTTAATGGTTTTGGTTTTACCGCAGACTTCGCATCGATAATCGTATTCAGCCACTATTCGTCCGCTTCGTATTCGTGCATGGATAGCCAATCAAGATATGACACTATCAATTTCAACATCCTTTATTGCCATCGTACCGCAGCTCAGGCATTGAACAAATCGAGCTTTATCGCCTAACGGCAACTCATCCTTCATTGAAGCGTGATGGGTGACCTTCTGTTCGATCTTGCATAGGTAAAGTGTTTTCTCCATGGCTTGATCTCCTTAAATTCTCGATTGGATGTAGGTTGTATTGATCGACCCAATAAGTCGGTTGGTCGCGTCTGCGCCATTTCTTGTTTTTAGCCGCGAATATGGGAATCCAGCCTTTTAATGTGTATATGGGACTTTTTCCCGTGACGAGAATTGCGATATCCGTATTTCTGTCCGTGTCATAGATGATGAGCGAACCTGCGTCATATTTTGTCCATTTGACTTCAATGATGGATCCGACGTCAGCTGTGCGCTTGAATCTGGATTTTCTTGGATCAAAGTCAGCAATTCCAAAATACTTTGCAACAGCAATTTCAGCTCCGATTGATTCGGCGACTTCGCAGATGTAATCGTGGAAATCAAGGCTTTTATTGTATCGACTTTTGTGATCCGGTTGTCCATCAATTTCCTCTACTCTCTCAAGAGCAACGCGAGCTGCTTCCCATTCATCCTCATGGCTGATTTTTATCTTCATCGGCAAGCCTGACACATCCACAGCAAATTCACACCCATTCGGGTTGTGTAAGTACCGCCAGTTGTTTTTTGCCATTTTTCACAACCATCGCACCATTCGATCGGAATGTCATCGTTTTCATTAATTACTGTTCCATCGACTTCAATAAATAACTTGCGTCCATCGGGCATTTCCATGTGTAGGCCGCTCATAGTCGCACTCTCCACTTTCCATCGCTTTCTAGGCGATACCAAATAGCCGAGCATTGTTGTTTCTTGTCGCGCTCGCTGCATACATACCCACGGTAAGGATTTCCGTTCTTTTCGCCTTGCTTTAAGATCATGTGACCGTGGGCACACAAAGGCGATTCCTCGATAACTTCGGTTCCAATTTGCTCTTTGACGATTTCCACGGCTTGTGCAGCTGTAGTAAATCCTTGCTCAATAAATGGTTTATTCCATGGATCCTCATCGACAAATGCTTTTGGCATTGTCTCAACTTGTTCCATGTTTTCTCGCGTTGGCTTTTCATCGGATCCAAGTACCACCGACGCAGCTCTGCCGATGGCGCTCGAAACTGTGTCTTCAATGTACCAACGTTTCATTTGCGGGTTGTAAGCACCAACCATGCCATGCGCGTAGTCAATCGCAGCTGGTTTCTCATCCTCATAGCGACGATAAATTCGGCACTCGATGAGAATGTAGCCTTTTTCTGGCGACCAATCGATTATTGATGTTTCGATGCGATTTGTAGGCCATGTGGCGTGTAATCGCTGGACTTTCTGATTGACCGTTTCGTAATTGTCCAAGAATCCCATTAGCGGTTCACCGCCTTATTGATAGCTGAGCCGCGACGATACCCGATGGCTTTGCCTTCCTTATAGCCGTCTGAACGACCGACGTAATAACCACAATATAAAAAGAAAATATGGCTTATCACAAGGATGATTTGTAAGACTGTCATTTTTGCTCCCGATCAGGGAGATACTGTGCTTCTCTCCCTACAAATAGGGTGAACCATGAATCCGACATTTGCAAATACCACGCTCAAATTGCGGCGTGTCGCTAACCGTACACCTTACCTTCAACGATAAATGATCCGTCGCGTTCGATTGGGACAAGCTGCGGTGCTACCCTTGATCCATGAATCCTTAATATCCCAAACCCTTGTGTCCAGTTGGCTGTGCCCTTTGTATATTTGGCTTCGGCAAAATTCATCAAATTGCCAACTTCCATGCCATAAAGCGTACGTCCCACCTTATATCCGCTAGATTCTGTAAATGTCATCAAGCCCAATCGATGCGTATGGCCTTGAACGACGGATTTGCCGTGAAGTCTTGCAGCTCTCATCGCGCTTGCTCCGGCCGTTGGCAACGTACCTTGTTCATCACCGTGAATAGCAATCCAATTGGTTCCAGCAATTTCGTATGGCTTGCGATGAAATTTGATTCCCATTTCATCAAGGCGCATAAATCGTTCAAATTGCAATTCTTGCAATTCGCGTAAAGCCGGTAATCGCATCGCCAAGGAATTGAATAATCGATCTGTGTGATTGGATCGCACCATATTCGCTACCGGTACCGATCCAGTCAATTCCCATAATATATCCACGCAGGTATCTCGATCATCGCCAATGGTTGTCTCATATTCCTCAGCTGTGCCACGGCTCCAACGACTTATAGTGTTGAAATCTATTTCATCGCCAATCAAAATCACTTCGTCAGGCTTAAAATGGCGTATAAATTTGGACAGGTTACGTATTGCCTTTGGGTCATGAAATGGAACCTGCATATCCGAAACCACGACCACTTTTCTCATTAGTCGTCGTCCTCGTATTCATCCGGATCAATGCTTCCGATTTTTTCTATTGGCTTTGCTGGCAAAATCCAGTCTGGAAATGACCCTTTATCCGTAACCATAAATAAAGCTGTGGCGTCGTTAAAACCCGCTTTGCGTAGCGATTTGTAATACTCATTGAGCGCGATGCACCAAGCATCAAGCGCGTTGTAAGTATCTAAGTCAATGACTTTTCTTTTTCCAGCCATAGCATAAGTCTAGAATCTAGTCAATCAATTTTTGGTATAACGCGTCTAAACGCGCTTCAATGCGATTGACTTGATCTTTCAAGCTTGAACCGCCATTAGGTTGCAATTCACGCATGATTGAACGCACGACAAATTTCATTACGGAGTAGACGGCGGCGATTACCGTAAAGGCACCGGTAATCACCACCGCCCATGCGTCCGGAGTCACTTCCCCTTGATCCCGAAACTGGCATCATCTGGATTGAGCCAACGCAAGATTACAGGCAATACGGCAGCTGCGCCAGCCCCAAGAATTGCTTTTGGATCAGATACGCCAGCGAGATAAACGGCGATGCAAGCTGCGAGAAATGAACGTCCCCACGATGCGGCCATTTGCTTCAATGATTTCATTTTTTACCCTTTCGTGCTTTCCTGGTTGGCATTGGTGCTACTTCAATGACTGGATATTCGCCTTTATACGGTACATATTTGGGACGGCCATATCCAACAATTTCTTTGTCCGTGCGAACCTTAAGCAAAACCATTCCGCCATTGCGTTGATCTCCACCGCGAGATGTGTTGCCTTCAATTGTCAAGACATTACCGTTATCCATGCCGACAACAATTCCAACGTGGCTAATACGATCGACGCCATCATGCGGAAAATCCATGAACGCCAAATCACCGCGTTCGGGCTTTTCATGCCATCTGGAAATTTCCTTAAACTTGTGAGCGCCTAAAGCCGTTCCGACAACGCTATGTACCTTGACGCCAGCTTGAGCCAATACCCAATTACAAAATGATCCGCACCAAGGCAGACCATCGGCTTTCATAAATTTGCCGTATTTTGTAATGTTTTCAGGTTCCTCAATTGTTCCTTGCTCTTTAAGAGCAATTTCAATTGCGAGCGCAGCTGTGCCTTGTGGATAAATCATCCGAGTAATAAAGCCGCTTCCTCGGCGGTCAATCCTAATTTGGCAAGAATTGCATTTCTTTGAACATTTGCAGCCTCAATTTTTTGCTCACGATCTAAAATTGCCAAAGGCGCTGCTGCTTCGATTTCAGCCAAAGTTGGCTTTTTTGTTTTTGAAATCCATTGCAAAGTATCGTAATCGTTATCAGATAAAGTCCAAACTTCATTGGGACGCATAAAAGCAAGAGTGAGAGCAATATCCATTTTCAGGCTCCAATTTCCATAATAGTTATAGATGATGTTCCAGCTGCGGTTGAATCATTTCCGGTTCGATTCACCACAGCGGTTGCACCCGTACAACGAATTTGAAGCTTGTACGTTAATGCACTCGTTGTCGCTGGAGAATCAAGATAGTGATTTGATGCTGGATGGTGATAAGCCATCTCGGGAGCGGTTGTCGAATCGTTGTATCGACTTACCATATTCCATCCATTAGTAGAAGCCGAATTAGCAATTTCTGTGCCATTTCGAAGCAAAGTAATAATTGTTCGTTCAGATCTGCTAGTGTTGCTAATTATTATATCTGAAAAAATCAACACTTTGGAAGTGGTGGCTGATGGAGTAAATGAAACCGAAAGTCCGGTCAAATCTGTAAAAGAAGTTGATGTGGTCGAAAAAGTTGTGCTTAAAAATGTACTTGCAACCTGCAAAACTTTTCCACCAGCCGGCGCAGCCCATTTCAATCCCGTCGATGTAGTTGAATCGGCTGTCAATACATAACCATTTGTTCCTACAGCCAATCTTGCAGGCGTATCAGCTGCGGTTGCTGTGATCAAATCACCTTTTGCATCTAAAATTGTAAGCGGATCTACATTTGTCCAACTATATGCCAAATCTGTTCCCGATGATTTTGTAAGAACTTGACCTGTTGTACCACCTTTTAATCCGACAAATGCTGTGTCAATATTTTGTCCAAGCGTGGCGATTGCGGTCGCGCCATCTTTAACCAAATCGGTGGACTGTGGAATCGTCC